TTTGGTTTTTTCTTTTTAAATTTATCTAATAATTTTTTCATAGTGTTTTTATATATTTTTTTAATTCTTTGTCTTGCTCGTCATTTGGTATCTCATTCTTATAAAATATTTTGTAACTGTCACTGCCATACTTGCCAATACCATGTAAGTCTGATGCTTCTTTGTAATCCCACGTGAGGAACTGTTCACTCATTTTTCTAATTCTTTTAGCTCTAACATTCCACATACCCAATGGTTTCAACATATTTTGTTGTGTTTTTATCCTACCTTTTAGAAATGCTTTTGGATTAGGATATCTTTTAAACAACTTTGGCAATACTTCTTTAACTTGTTTCCTATATGTAAGGTTTAGACACATCACACCAACCATGTGTTGCCATACAGTTTTAACTTGTTGTTGTACCATTAAGTGTTCTACCATAATCTAAATCTTTCTAGTTTCTTTAATAATTCTTTTATAGGTTTATAAACCGTCCATATTTCTTCAATATGATTATCAAGTTTCTTTTCCAATTTATCTAATTTCTTTTCAATTCTGTCTAGTTGTTTTTTATCAATCATTTTATTAATTTAATATCCTTATCTGAATATCCAGCATCTTTGGCTAATTGTGAAATTTCTTTTTTTGTCAACATAGATTTTAGTAATTGTAGTTCATCGTTTTTTGCATTTGGATAAACTTCTGCTAAAAATTCTTCTATTTTTCCTTTTTTACGTTTATTTCCTTTGGGTGCTTTGATCCACGGGTGAAACATTTTTTTACCAGATCCACATAAACATAATAGCTTCCAAAACAACCTACTAGTATCATGATGTTTCTGTAAAGTAGAAAAGTCTCTATTACAAAATTCATTGACATTTTCAATATATGACTCTTGTAAATATTTGTTTCCTTTAATACTTGATACAAAACGCATAGCTACATAAGGAGAAAACGACTTTTTTTCTTCTTCATCTAAACTGTCATACCAATCCATATTACCAATATCAACATTGTACAACATCTGATTTAAGTTTAATTGTTTTTTTGCCATTAAAAGAAAGATCCTACATCCATTGTATCTGGTAATTGATTAATATCCTTTGCAAAATATAAGCAGTCTGGATTTTCTCCATCGCCTAATGGAACAGAAATAATATGTCCAAATTTAAGTTTTGGAAAGTACCATTTCACTTCTTGGAATACATTTACTACTTTTACTTCTGCTGATTTTATTAGTCCTGTTGTTAATGGATTCATTGTTAATGCTTCAAATCCTCTGTCATTTAAACTTGTTAACGGAACCATCTCACATTGTCCTAGTTCTCTTTCAATTACCATTATGCTCCAATCAATTGGCATTTGAACATTAATACCGTTCACTTCTAGTACCATACTAGGTGCATTAAATGACTCTAAAAAAATCAATGGAATAAAAAAGAAATCAATATTTTTTGGATTTGTAGTATCTAGTACGCAGTACTGAAGATCATCAACGAGTTCAGGAACTTTGTTTAGATTATAACTACAATTATCTGGTGTTAAAATTTTCATATGTTTACCTTACTTACAGTATACGGGTAATTGGCTTCTTTGTAAAACCTTTTTCTTGTTGTTAAATGTCTTTTTGAATACTTGCATTTAGAAGTTATGTCCCAAATTTGTACATGATCTTTATCTTCTGCTTTTCTTATGCCCCTTCCAATACTTTGTATTACCCTTACAAAGCTCTTTCCGGGTTCTACAAGCACCAAGTTAAATATTCTTGGTATGTTGATACCCACAGCCGCAACACCGTATGTTGCAATCAATACTTTATGTTTTTCTGTTGCTACTTCGCTGTATTCTTCTTCTCTGTCTTCTAGTTTTGTTTTACCTTGTATAAAAACTGCATCTGGAATCAAGTCTGCTAGTGCTTCACCTGACTTAATTCTATCAACTAGTATCAATGTGTTTCCACCCGGACGCATTTCTTCAATTAGATTACTTAAAAATTGTAATCTAGTTGTATCACTTACTAGATATGCTACTTCTTCTGGATAGCTTCTAAATGATCTCATGTCTTGTGTTTGTATGATGTTAACATGACAATTTGCTAACACACCTTTTTCTTGTAGTTCTTTTGCTGATAATTTGTTTGATACTTTACCAATTGATGCTTCTAAACTTACTTGTTCAAATTCTTCTTTTGGTATCGTTCCTGTTAATCCCCATCTAATAGGTATATCCGCAAAAGGCCCCGTTAATAACGTTTTAAGCACGTCTGCACGTGCCATATGTACCTCATCTATCATAACGCACGATACATTATCTAAAAACTCATCAATAGGAAAATCAGCTTCAGATTTTTTTGATTTCTTGTGTAAATTATTCAAACTTTGCCAAGTGCAAATAGTATGAGTATGTCCTAGCTCTTTACGTTCTCCAAAATATACACCAACATCTAAACCAACTGTTTTATAATCTGCTTCTGTTTGTGTAACAAGTGATTTGTTAGGAACAATTACAATCGTTCTTCCAAATTTTTCACACATTTTAGATAATGCGGCTGTTATAATTGTTTTACCTGCACCTGTGGCTACTTCTTGTAAACTTTGTGGATCGCTGATATAATCATTAATTACTTGTACTTGATAATCTCTTAATATAATTGGTTCTCCTGCCAACTGATGATTTGCTGGCCATACCTTATCGGAAAAATATTGATTATCAATTTTATCAAAAGAAATTTCTATATTTTTTCTATAATCTTCAATTTTAATTTCATATCCATTTTCTTCAATGATAGGTAATATTCTATCTAGCAAATTTAAATAAGTTCTTGCACCTATATCACAAAAACGTATATTACCATCCCATCTACCTAGCTTGTATGCAGGTAAATGATACGCATACGGTACAAAAAACTTTAACTTATCAGAAATTTTACGTCTAGTAGATACATCTAGACCTTCAAACTTGACGTTTACTTCGTCTTTAATTTTTAATATTGCCGTGCTCATCTAGATATTTCTCATTTAATTGATGTATTGTTGTTTCAATTCTTCGTGTATATGTCTGTCCTAGTTCACTAAATTCAGTTAGAAATTTTGCTAGTGTTATAGCATCTGCTTTTTCTTCAAATTTCAACATCATTCCTCTAGCTGTTCTAAAACCTTCATATGCTGGGTGACGATTTAACAAATCATAATAATATGCTGTGCAGTCACACCAATCACTAAAAACTTTTATTCCCCATTTTGCGTCCGGATTGCCTCTAGCTTTTATTTGCTTCTCGTTTTTATCCCAAGTACGAATGCCAAAAATATTATATGCTTCTTTGGCAAATCTAGATGTTCCCCAACCTGACTCATGTGCCGCTTGAGCTATTATTAATGCAGTCGGTATTAGTTTATCTTTCGGCATATCTTCTTCTATTTTATCTAAACATTTTTTTATTGTATGAATAAACTTATGCTTATGATCCTTATACTTTACTACTTCTATTACAGAATGTTCTGTTTTAATAAATGTTTCGACTTTTTTACTTTGTTGTTTAGGCGGATCTTCTATTAAATCAGTTGTCCAAAACAATATTGGTATTATCAATAGTATTGCTATAAAAAGTATTGTTCTCATATATTATTATAACACAAAATTATTTTTTTGCAAATAATTCAGCATCATCTAAACCTGCTACCCTTAATTTTACAATGTTATTAATTTGAAACTGCTTTGAATCAATAGCTTTTAGCAATCCTAAAAACTTATTACGTAATAATGCAAACTCATTTACCAAATTAGAAGTATCCACTACTTCTTGTTCTCCTTCAATGTAGTTTTTTACATCATTTGACGTCAAAGCTCTTTGATAGTTTTCTAAATATGTTCTATAGTACTTGCTTTTTACTTGTCGTAGTTTGATATTTAGAAATTCTAAGATAGCTTCAATTTCTTGTAGTTGATTGAATCTATGTTCTACTATTCCAGGAACATTACTAGCATTCTTTTCAATATTTCCTTTCATACCAGTTTCTACTCTAGCTTCTTCTAATTGATCTTCAAAGTAGTCTATACAATCAGGAAGTTTGCTCAAGTTTTGTGAAACTGTATTATACCATTTTGCCATTAATAATCATCACTTTCTGACTCACTACCATAATCTTCTGAGTAGTCTTCATCATCATCTGTATCTTGATAGTATTCATCAATAGCATCAGCTAGATAATCGTCAACATCTTTGAACTCTTGTTGAGCTTGATCATCTAACCCATACTCATCTAGTAATATTACAAAGGCTTTAGCGGCGTCTAACCTATCCTTTACAGGAACATAGTTACTCAGTTTCTGCCATGTCTCGACTAGAAGCTCTATTTCTGTCTGCGTCATCATTTTCTGCGTCTTCTCCTGTAGTTAATTTTGACGTTGATTCATTAAACTCAGCCATAACTAAATCTAACTTCTCGCCAGTCCATTGTTTTCTAAAATGTATATGTTCTTTGCCCAGTCTATCAACATATTTTAATCTATTACCTTGCTTGACAAATAAACCTTTTTTCTCAAATAGATCGATAAGTCCACTATAAGGATCCATGCCTGATTCATATGGAATCTTAACTTGTACACCTTCAAATGGTTTATTGAATCTAGTTTTCATAACTTTACAAGCTGATCTAATACCATGTACTTCACTTGTTTTGTTACCGTCTTCGTCTTCTTTGAGTTTTAGTTTTTTCATTGCCACAACAATACTACTTGCATAGATAAAACCTTGTCCACCTGATATCTTGTCATCTGGATCAAACATATCTTGTGATGCATAGGTATGGTTAGTACAAACCAAACCAATATTTAAAGCACCAATTAAGTTTACAGAATTTCTAATAAGTGCTGTCAATGATTTAGCTTTTCTTCCTAAGTCACCTTTCATTTCACCTTTTTGAAACTGGTCTCTGTCAGTTGGTGTCAATAACATACCTAATGAGTCAACCACAAACAAAACTTTTGGTCTTTCACTGCTTGGTTTTTCTTCGTAATCTTTTTTGTAATTTACAATAAAATCACTAATAATTTTAGCAACATCATCTACCATTGCTACACTAATTCTTAAAAGTTTGTCTGGTGATGTGTCTACGTTTAGTGCTTGTAACCATGCTTCATCAAGTGCATTCTCTGAATCAATTACTATACAAAAAACACCTTGTTTCTGTGCATTGGCAATAAGATTACCTGATGCAATCAAACTCTTACCTGAGCCTGATTCACCTGCTAACATTGTTACCCTACCTAGCGGTACTCCTTTATTAAAATCTCCACTAATCAAATAATTGAGTGTGTGGTTTCCAGTTGATACCCAATCTGTAGGATCAGAATCAAAACCTGTAGAGATTCCTTGTATACTTTTTGTTAAACTTGTTCTAAATTTACTTACATCAAATGGTCTTACCATAATATCTCCTTACTGATTCTTGTGGAGAAATAAATTAATACTTCTCCACTCGAATACATTTTCACTTTTATTTGTTAGCTTGTCTACTTCTGATCATTGCTAAAATGTCGTCTGCTGATACGCCAGCGGCCGGTTTAGCTGTGTCAGTTGCCGTTGCTGTTACTGTTTCATTAACAGTCACCTGTGCAGGTTCGGGTGCTACCGGAGTAGCCACTGCTGGTTGTACTGCTTCTGTTTGTACAGGTTGGGCAGGTGTAGTAGCAACAGGAGTTTCAACTGTTGTTGTACTAGCAGAGCTAGATGTGTTTCCACCTCTAGAATTAAAACCTGCTGGTTTATAGTATTGACCAAATCTATCTGGATCATATAGTTCACCATCTACAGATGCTTTAAACATTTCTTGCATTATACCAAGTTCTTCTGCTGAAGGTTTCTTTGGCATAAAGTCTGAAAGGTTAAACAAACCATACTGGTTCATAGCACCTCTTTCTGATTCACTTAATGATCTTGCTTTGAACGACCAAGTAGATGTTGAATAATCTGCATAGCCACCTTTTTGTGTTTTAGTCAATTTAAAATCTCTACCTGATTCTAAATCAGTTGGTAGATCTTCCATATCAGGATTCATCAATGCTGATCTGATAATGTTAAAGATTGACGGATTAATCACAAAACGTCTAATTGGATTTTCCGGTGTTTCTTGTTCGTCTAATGTAGAATTAACTACAAAGCCTTGGAAAATATAACTTCTTTTTTTCCAATACTTTCTTCCCATGTCTTCTAATGCAGGATCTTTAAACCAAGTCCTTACTTCAGATAAAATTGGGCATGGTTCATTAAACATCTCCATACAAGGAATTTGTACTAGAGTAGGTTTTGTATCTTGTGAACCTTTAATACCAGGAAATGGTAATTTGATCATAGCTCTTTCTTGCCAAAAGAATGTATTATCTTTATTGCCGTCTGGTAAAAATCTTAGTGTTGATGTTGTGCCTTCTGGAATATTCCAAAATGGATAAATTGCGTTATCCCCGACTGTGCTACCACCTTTTTGTTTTGTTTCTTGTTCTGATAGCTTCGCTCTTATTTCTGCTAAAGTTGCCATATTATTTCTCCTTTGCCTATATTAGCCTTTGTTAGCCTATGTTTGCCTATGTTTGTATATAATAGTGTTCAATATTATTACTAACATTAAACACTAGTATATCTATTTATGACGGAAATGTCAACCTAAAAAATTAAAACTTCTTTTTAAAGGTTAACATAAAATTACGTCCATCTTGGTTGTATCCGTCTGGTCTTTCATACGTTTTATCTGTTATATTATTTAAAGATAACACAATATTGGTATCTTTTGCTACTTCATATGTAGTATGAAAATTGGCTACACCTACTGCTGGTTTAGTAATTGTAGCATAAGTCGATGAATCAATATCTAGGTGTTCTCCCATATACACATATTCAAGTGAATTATTTGATTTACCTAGTATCCAATCAATTGCTGAAAATGATTGCCATCTGGGTCTTCTTGTAACTTGTTTGTCATTGCTGTCTTGTGCAATCGTCCAAGTCAACCCATTTCTAAGAAATATATTTTCATTTACTATTGATGTAGTTTTTATTTCAGCACCGTGTCTATTAGATTTACCTGACGCATTAGAATATGTACTATTACCATATGTAATCATGTTATCTAGGTCTGTATCAAAATATACAAAGTCCAATGAATGATTATTAAACTTATATTCAAATCCTATGTCAATGGTCTGTGCTTCTTCTGGTTGTAAGTTAGCATTACCACTATAACCATAGCTGTCTGCCCCGTACAGTTCGTATAACGTAGGTGTTTTTACTGCTGTTGTATAGTTACTTTTTAATTTAAAATTGTCTGTTAAAGTATATACTCCACCTAATCTATAAGTTGTATAGTCGCCAAATAAACTTGGATTGTCATACCTTATACCTATTGAATATAAAAAGTCTTCGCCAACATTGACATTACTATTTAAAAATATAGATGCATTATTTCCTTCTTTGTCTACAGATGATGTGTATGATCCTGTATTATTGAACGTACCATCAAACTGCTCATATTCAATTCCTGGTGTAAAATCAATTTCTTCATTTTGTATCGTGTTAGTAAAAATAAAAGTATTTGAATTAGAATCATATGTGTCAATTTCAGTACCATTAATGTATTCTCTATCATACTCTGTTCTAGAGAATGTAAAATTACTAAAACCTAATGAGTTGTCAATTTTACTACCAACTTGATAAAGATTCATATCACTTTTAGATGTGTAGTCTAAATCATCTGATGTACCATTATCTAAATCAGCATCACTAGTTCTTTTCATTATTGTAGTTCTTAAATCAAAACCATCATATTTGCTTTCAGTATCTAATGTAAAATTATCTGCATCAAATCCATCTTTCTCAGTTCCAGTTGGTGCAACCGATATACCATCTGATGTAGTTCCATCTGCTGTAAAACTAATAGAATGATTGTTAATATATTTGTGTACTTTTAAAGTTAAACTTTTT